CCGCTTCTAATTTTCGCCTTAATTCCTCAAGCCTTAATTCGCCAGTTTCCAAAACCTGTTCTTTCCTTTTAATATCTAATTCCTTTGAAATTGTTTCTGGCATTTTTCCTGTTCTTAGTAAAATTTGTTTATCCTCTTCTGTCGCAGTCCCTATTCCAACTTTATAAATTAAATCGTTAATTTTTTCATTAAAAGTCTTTTCTTTTGGTTCTTCCAGTTTTGGCATAACTCCGCTTCTCGTCATAATATCATCTAAACTTTCCCAAGTTATACCTTTAGGAAGTTCAGCTCCACTCTCTGGTCCCATAAACCATTTATGTTTCAAATCTTCATAATTTTCCTTTATTGTTCTCTTTACATTTATAAGACCTGCATTCTTTAAAAATTGTATTTGTTCTGGTGTTGCAATTTCAGAGTAATAATCCATTAAAAATTTATTTGTTCTTTGACTAAGTGTTTCTTCACCACGTTTATAATAATCCCTCATGGCTTCTGCTCTCGTCTCTGCAATATCAAGTTGCCGCTCCTGCAACTTACCCTCATATCCAGCACCGATAGCACCAGCAACTCCACTAACCAATTCCGCCTTCGCCTGTTTCTCCTCAGCTTCTCTTTGTGCAATATCGCCGTACATCAACCTGTCGTATTCCTCTTTTGCACGTATCTTCGATAACTCACTCTGGAGTTCAATATCCTTGCGTGCTCCCGAAACTATCCGCATCTGTTCACGCCCCGGTTCGCCTGCTGCACGTATACCAGCAACACTGCCCGCACCTATACCACCAGCCTCAAGCCTCCCCCTTATCTCAGCCGATTTTCGCTGTGCAATACCGGCAGCCGAAGAACTCACTCCCCCAAGCATCAAAGACTTTGCCTTTGGACTGTAATATCCCTCCTCAGACCACTTTTTTAACTTCTTACCGTATTCAGTCTCAGCAAGAGGCTTCCGCTTCGGTCTAAACATATATCTCCATCCGGCAGCCCCAGCCTGTAAGCCACCATAAATCGCCCATGCAGGTAATGGCATCTTATTTCTCCTATTCTATAATTCGTAATTCTTAATTTTTATCCAGTATCCAGCAACCAGTATCCAGCATCCAGTAACCAGCCCCTATCTTTCCCCCCTCGTCCCGATCCCCGTCCTCGGCGCATACCGCTCATTCAATACTCCTATAACGCCCAAAGCCTTCTTCTCAGCATCCGAGCTTCTTTGTGGTTTTTCATCCATTGCCCAGCCAGTACTTTCTCCCATTTCAAGAACTAATTCAATTAATGCCTCGTTTAAATCGCAGGAAATTCCACTCAAATTAAGCAGGTCGAATGAATGTGTTATAAAATACATCTCCTCTTCCTCTGCAAAATTTGCGGCGGCGGCGGGTTCAACGGTAAACATTAATTTTGTACCGTCATAATCCGTTACTACGTGATAACTGTCCTTCGTTATGTTGTAAATAACAGCACCATTGTACTCATCATTATCCGCGCTCAATCCCTCACCTTCCAAACCATCAAACAACACATCTGACGCCCCATCATCCGCCTCATCAGATGTGAATTTATATCGCAAAGTTGTCGGAACTTTCAGTAAATATACATCGATTGCCGGATTCGTCTCCCCATTCGATACGTATATGTGATTCTGGAATACCCATGCAAGTGGATTTTGTCTTGAACCCGCAAGACTGGGTTGTTCCATCCTTTTTAAATCATCAAGATCAAGCATGTTGCAATACAAACCATCCTTAATCCTGACCTTTAATATCCCTTGCGCACCACGCAAAACCTTATAATCGAGATTCGCAATGGTCATTTCAACTTTCCCCGCAGTCGCTGTTACATCCTCTTTAATTACCTGCAACTCTGTCAAATAAGCATTATGAAGCAAGTTTGCAACCTTGAGTTGTGCATTATTCAAAACTTTAAGCTTAAGAGCATCAGTAAATTTAACCTTATCCGCATCCTCAAGCCTTAAAGCCAATTCTTCCATCATTGTTTGTACGTCCATTTCATGCTCCTTTTATGAATGTTCTATCTTTATTTTATTAATTACAGTTTTCACCAACGGATTAATATACACCCTGTCACCGTCAACTGTCCATATATGATTCGATACCGGATTATCCTTGAGTACAACTCTATCCTCATTCAAATCAAGATTTTGTGTATAACCTGTTATTGAATTTGCATTATCAAAATAAGCTGAATTCATCGCAAATATATACCTAAAATTCTGTTTAATATGTAAAGTAACGGTAAGAGTATCAAGTAAGTTTGTTCTGCCCGCATCATCATAAATTTTAGCATATAAAGTGCCATAGTCTCCAACACTTTGTTTACGTTCTACTGTAATGTAATATAATGTACTAAGGGCAAGAGCTATACTGGAATCTTGATAACCTACTCCACCAACAGATTCTTTTAGGATAAATTGTATAGTTCCATTAACTACAGTAACATACAAACCATGATAGGGGTTATTCGCACTTTCTAAACCATTCCAATCATCTATATCATTAGATAACATCCAATTAATAAATAACCCACCAGCATCTCCCGCACTGACAAAAACCTCAAACAAATTTGAATAATCTCCATTAATATAATCAATTCCCAAATCTTTATAAACATGAGTGTCTCCATCATTGCGTAGTAAGCCAACAACATCAACTTTAGAATCTGTAACTGTTAATCTGCTATTCGGGTCAACTTCCGTATATGTAGTCAAATCTTGAGCCGCTTGATCTTTTAAATCCCAAACCGTATCTGTATCACCTGGCTCCTCCTGAATAACAACTCGGTCATCGCCTAATAAATCCCATAACTGCGAGCTTTCCGACTCCGATAATGCAATCAATTCAAACGTAAATACTTCCGCTCGTACTCTTATTCCCAGCTTATAGGTTACAATTTTCTCATTTTTCGGCAATGTATATGTCTTTATTGGTGTATCGCTGTATTCCGTGTATAAATTCAACGTCAAAGCTGTAACAGACTGGTAAGTTATAATGAAATACCGGATAACCTCCGCTCGTTCATCTGAAATCCTGAATTGTTTAGTTTTTATGCTCGTGCTTACCCAATCATCCCCGCCGAGTGTGTAAACATTCTGATTCGTCTCGTCATAAATGATAATATTAGCATTTTCGTCCAACGCCGTTATGCTGAACGTTACGTCATAATCATGCTGCCGCCAAAAACCCGTATCAATATTATAAGCCCAAAGTTGCTCATTCATCTTGTAAATGATTTCACCCTTACGCTGGTCATAACGTGCCTCTATTGCTTTCTTCCGCTCTAATGTCATGCCCTGATACATGTCCCCGATTGGATCGCTTATCTTCAAACGTTCCGTAGGCGTATCGTCAGATTCCGCAAGATTATTCGGTGTCAATCGGTATATACCATCAAAATAACAAACGTAAAGAGATTCCCCGACCTGCACTAATCCGTGTTTCGCTATGTTGCCGATGTTATGTTCGGATTTTATTATAGGAAATGGAGGGTCAATTACACTAATGTCAACTGTGTGAATCGCATGAGGCTTTGTAAAAACAGGATTCCCTAATATCTCCGCTATGCCCGTTATCGCCCCGCCTTCACGATCCGGTAGCGAAAGCAAATTTCCCACAGCATTCACGTCATATTGTCCGATTTCGGAATAAACAACCTTCCCTATATGCTCCTCATTCTTCCCGCCCGGATCAAGTATCGGATTTCCTTGCCATAAACGACCTCCGATAATCTGCGCTACATCTCCATTAGCTTTTATCGAAGGTGAACCAGCAAGTGGATGATAAGAGCCTTCAGGAAGTCCCGTATCGTAAAACCTGTAACTAACCTTATCATATATTCCGTACTCTGCAAAGTAAAGACCATCCTGTACTGCCATAACCCGCCATTTCCAATCGTCATATTCCACCGAATGCACAATATCCGTATGTATGGCTTTTTTGAAATATTTATCAATTTCATGTGCATATACATAACCATCTTCATTTCCAATAACTATAACGCCCCTGTTATAATAATCTGCATCCAACTCTTCGCTTATTATTTTCGTCTTATATCCTGAATACGCTCCACTTGTACCCTCTCTTGTTATAACGCCATTTCTCCTCAATTTCCATTCAACATCCCATTTATCTGAATTTATGGTATCGGTAGTAAAATGAAAAATATCGGCATTTATACCCGCTGGAACATCTATGTCATGCCAAGCATCATCCAGCCATATTTCGTAAGTCCAACCACCATAAAATGGATAACCGTATAATTCTGGTATGTGAACGTATTTTAAACCAGTAAATAAACCAGTATCGGCTTTTTTTATCTTATCAACAGGTCGTAGAAAATCTATTGTATGAATATGAGTGAAATTGCCAGAAATTTCTTGCGAATAAAGTTCTCGTGAACGGTATACTTTAATCCCTGTTATCCTTTTATTCATTCCAGTTTTATTAATAGAAAATAAAATTTCAAACCAATTATGAAATGGTGGAGAATCAATATTGCCGTCAAAATATATAACTTCATCAGAAAGTAATCCCTCTTGGATGCCGTCATATATGTAAGAAAATTTATAATAATAACGCTCATCTTGCTCAATTGCATCAATTCTGTCATGATTATAATATCTTATTTTCTCTTCATATCCGTCAACAAGACCTAAAACAGGTTTCTCAATCGTAACTGGATAAACATAAAAACCATCATAAGTCCCTATCTCATCCCAAAGTTTCCTCTTTATGTGTCCGATCCAGATTCCAACGGATTCATTACCGCCTAATTCACCAATATTGCCAGGCAAAACTCGCAATATCCCATCAACCTGTATTATCGGATTCTTGTCCTTCTTATGATAAAATACAGTTTGACTGGAATTAAAATCCGTTAAAGCATACAAACCCTTCCAAGTTGAAGTAGTTTCGTCGTATCCGTATAAAGTAACCACTCCATAAGAACCGGAAGAAGCAATGAAAACACCAATATAAACTTTTTCCTGAAGATCATTATTTTCAAGAGATTTATGAATATACGTAGCCAGATTAGTAATATCGACTGTATCGCTGATTTTCACTTCGGGTCCGAATGTCTTTATCAACCTGCCATTGTAAGACCGCATATTCTTGCATACCGTCAAAAACTCCGGCGGCAAATCTTCGACATCCGCATTCGTGAAAACACCCCTGAATTCCTTTATTTCAATCTCTCTCGCCATTTTCTTACTCTGTGTCTTTGCGTCTCTGCGGTTACTTTTTTTTCTTTTTACTATTCTGAAACTTAACCAACTCCCGCAAATTAAACATATCATTCGCAGAAATATCCTTCGGAATTTTCGGTATAACCAGAATCTTATGGTCAAGCTCGACCTCCATTTCCAATACCTTTTCAAACTCGGCATTTACCTTATTCTGCTTATCTTCTGGAATTTCATTGTCAACCGCATAACTCTTAATTATATCATTCCTCGTTGCAAAAAAAGGCTTCTCTGCCTCGATTATCTTCTCTTTAAGCTCGAAAACATGAAACTTCATCTCCGGTTCAAGTTCCCGCGCCGAAGCCAAAACGTTTAACGACTGAGACCTCGCAAGTATCTCAAATAACCTGTTCTTTACCTTCATAAAATCCCCTATTATTTTTAAATTTTTTTATCCGGTATCCAGTATCCAGCTTTACGCCGCACTTGTTATCGTTTCCCAAGCACCATTTAAGCGTGCTACCAATTTATTTGTCGTACTGTCGTGCATTATTGTACCATTTGCTGGCGTTCCAAGCGAGCCTGTCGCCGTGCCTGTCAAAGTAAGACCTTTTCCTGTTGGTATAATTCCAAATCCAACCAGCGTCAAATCACCATTTGTAGCCAATGTCAATTTCGATACAGCATTATTCTCAAATGTCAGAGCATTTCCAGATGCATTGCTCACAATACTCCATTTATCCGCAGCATCGTTACCAATATCCGCCTGTAGGTGTAGGATTGCATCCTTACCCAGTCCAGCCGTTGCCACTATGAGAGCATCAGCTACATCTTGCCGCTTAACGAATATATCACCCACCAATGTGAAATTCCCGCCAGTCGTCAAAGTCATCTTCGTTACAAATGAACCCTTAACCGCAACATCGCTTTGAAATATCAAAGTGTTCGTATCATGATAGCTTTTTATCATCCATGCATCGCCGGCATCGTCCCATTTATCCGCAGCCAATAATAAACCAGCGTTCTTTGACTCTCCGCCTTTAATTGTAATTAGACATTCAAGCGTAGCCGTCTGTTGTACTAATAAATTCCCTGTTAAAGCAAGATTGCCCGCAGCAATTCCACCACTCAAAACAACAGCATTAGAAAACGTAATATTCCCGCTAAGAGTAGCATTTCCCGAAAGTGTCTGTCCATTAAGGTTTAATCCTTGTCCCAACTGGTCAGCATGAAGTTCAAAAATATGCCCCTCTGAATATCGATGCGTTCCGTCTCCAAGTTTTTCGCCCTTATCATCTTTCGGCGTTATACCTGCCATGATTTATACTCCCTTCTATACAAAAGCTACTGTTTTTATCTCAGTTCCATTATGACATTTCAAAACATGATTTGTTGCATCATACCAATAATCGCCTTCTGCCGCAGACCCTATATCACCAGCAACGCTCATATTAATGCAGGCTGTGGCTACAAGGGTTAATCTTGTCGCACTCATTGATAATACATCCGCTGTTGATATTCTAACTATAACAGACTTTCCACCACCTGCTCCTAATCTTAAATCATCAGTTGTTACTATCCAAAAGTCCATTTCTGATCTAAACCAAGCACCTGGCAAACCAGAATCCCAATAACCATGTATGATTTTTTTAGAACCTATTTCATCTTCTATCAAAATTGAAGTAGGTGTAAGTAATGTT